TCAATCGGATAAAAAATTAAAGGGTATCAACCCGAGATTCTATACAAAATAAACTATATTTGTACGGGGTATTAATTGTTTTTCGGCCGCACTTGTGAGAGTGCGGCTTTTTTATTTTACCTTTGTCATTCTCTATGGTAGTCGGCAGGACTTCAGCTGCAAAAAAGTAGGCATCAATGCAACAGCCTTCAGAATAAGTTGCACAAAATTCTACAATAAAAAACGACTATCATGTCTATATCAAGAATACTATCTGAATGCCCTAACGTGCAAATGTCTTTGGGCGAATTATTTATTGAGGTTGGTCAACGCGAGCAACTTCCTTTCCTTGAGTTCCTATTGTCTCCAGAGAACGCGAAGTTAATCCGCACCGAGGTTTCACCTGGTCAAGGTAAATTAAAAACAGTTCAAGCTCGTTGGATTCAGCGTTTACCTGAGACGGAAGTTGAAGAAGGCGGGAGCATCTTAACTTGTACATCTGAGAATGACTACGGTGATTCAACGCAGACTTACACAGTTGAAACAACTGACACTTACACTGCATCACAGTTAATCAATGCAGCTGACATCGCTCGCCATTGCCAAGAGAACTCTCGCTATGTGCTTGAGTCGGTTATGCGTTTGATGGATGTGCTTGATCGTAAGGTGGCAACTGCCGCTGCGACACAAGCTGTTGCTGCAATCGGTGTTTGGGGTACTGATGTAACTGGCTTTTACACAATGGATGGTGACTGCATCGAGATTGCAACATTAGATGCTAACGGTGGCTTAAGCCCTTTCGCACTTGCTGACATCACACAAGCTGCACAGATGGCAAACTATCCTGCGCCTCCAATTGCTTTCGGTGGTGCTGCAATGCAGCGTTATGCTAATGCAACTAAGGCAGGATGCTGCTCTACAAGTGGTATTGATATCCTTGCAATTTCTTCTCAGAATGGTTTTGGTTTTGCTTATGATGCTCGCGTTGCGACAGCACAAGGAGATCAGACTCATGCATTGGTTACAACAGCAGGAGCAATCCAGTGGTTGTCATTCAATCTTGCTGAGTGGAACACAGGCATCACTCCTGTTGCAGGAGCAAACTACTCTAAGACGTTGGTGTTCACACCGGCAGGAGTACCTTGCGACTTGACAATGAAGGATGATTGCGGTAACCTATCAATCGTGTTGACAGCAACAGGAATCGTGGCAACATTGCCAACTGATATCTATGAGTCATCTGATAAGTTTGCAGGTGTTAACTACGTTAACTGCGTAAGCATTGTGAATCCTTAATCGGATAATTGTAACAACGAAAATGGGGAGAGGTGCAAGCCTCTCCTTTTTTATTTATCTTTGTGAAAAATAAGACAGCCAATGTGCTACGAATCTCTACTCGGCTTACAAGGTTGCGACAGACCAGAGCCAACTACTGGGCTTTACATCGATGACTTAGGCATCAATCAGACCTTGCTCGGGCAGCTAATCACAAACCAATACAATACGGGTGTTGAGCTCTTTGAAGCAAAGCGAGCATTCGCTTGGCGCAAGATGTCAACAGATATACTGAGCCGACTTAATCCAATGATGAAAGCGGACACTGTCGTTGAAGGTAAGCGCATCGGTCAAGTGGTTACTAACGCAAGTAACATCGACACATTGGTTGGCGCAGGCAAGTACACTGGCATCAGAATAACAATTGATCCTAATACCGAAAGCTTCTTAAACTTTTACCTATCCAACTTTAAGATTGACATTTACACAATGTCAGTGCCAGTGGAAATATTTGTCTATGATATGACAACGCTGAAGCTTATTGATTCGTTCTTCTACCAATCGGAAGCGGTTGAGCAGTTTATCGGCAAGACTTACAGAGCCAATCGCAGAAAGATGGATCTGGCATTTGTCTATGAGTCGCTATATGATACAACTAAGATGGTTGCAAAGAAGGGGCACTGCTTTAATTGCAGCGGTCAAGTTAGAGCTGCGCACATCTGCCCATTTGTGGATGCTGTTGGCATAGAGCTAACAGTTAGCGGTGATGATGTAGTGACATCAAAAGCAAAGAAGTACACGCAGGGCATGAGCTTTGTTTATAATGTAAACTGCGATAGAGAGGCTTGGCTGTGTTCGATTGGTGGCTTGATGGCAATGCCGCTTGCTTATGCAACGGCGGTTGAGATATACAACTACGGGCTCAGCATTAGCCCGAATCAGCGTGTTAATACTACGGTGAGCATTAACATTGGAAGCAAGCCTTTTGCAACTGCCGATGCCAACGATGGTATGATTGCAGGGCGAGACATAGCGGCAACGAGATACAACGAAGAACTCACAGCGATGTTGCAGAACATGCGACTGCCAAGCGACAATACGTGCTTTGACTGCCGCAAGAATATGAAGTATGTGACAGCACTACCATAATGGCTACACCAAAGGAGATAAGCGATAGAATAAATGGGCTGTTTTCCGAATGGAGTAGCGGCTTCACTCCGCTATCTTTGGCGGTTCTTGACATGAGGCGCGAGATGTACATTAGAATCTTTGGCACTGGTAAAAATGGCGGAACAAACTCCGCAGGCGCATCATTGCCAACAGTTCCTTACACTCCTGCATACGCTGCGTTAAAAAAGAAAAACGGCAGACCTCCATTGGAGCTGACAGGATTCTTAAAGCGATCATTTGCAACGGATCAAAGCTCAGTATTTGCGCAAGGGTTTGATGTTGCCATCTACATCCAAGCAGATGAAGCAGGCAAAGCAGAAGGATTGCAAAAGTTATATGGACCAATCTTCCAACCTACAACAGAGGAACAATCGGCAATGCTTCAGCTACACGCAGAGCTGTTAGTTGAGCAAATATCAATACAGATAAGCAAACCATGAATCTACTTAAGACCATAATCGAAAGGCTCAATCAGCGCATTGAGGTTGCCAATATCTTCGACAAGCAGTTTGGACTTTGCGAGCTCAACGCTAACGGCAATGACAAAGCATGGGTGCACTACATCGGCAATGGTCAAGCGGAGGTAGTTACCAACTTCGATGCTAAGCAGGGCACATTGTTTTGGGCTAAGCGTGGCAAGGTGACAGTGGTTAAGACTGATGCATTCAGAGTAAGTGGATGCAAGCAGCTATACATCACAAGCTTTCCGCTTACTGCTTATGCAGTGGTGCGCAAGAGCCATCTGCCATGCGACAGCGAAGATGCACAGGACTGGCTTGCTTCAAGGATATACAAAATAACAAGCGGAACGGATCCGGTATTTAAGCAAGCAATTGGAGTGATCAACTACGAGGTTGTGCCAAGTGGCTACATCAACGAGATTAAAACGCTAACAGCAAATTATGAGTGGGCATGTGTATCGGTTGACTTCGATATTCAAGTTATCACAACAACAGAGGATGGCTGCTATGACATTTGCCAAACGGGAGACATACCACTTCCAGACCTCCCTGCTTGCACACCTTGCTTGACTGAGGTTGCTGTTGATGGTATTACAATTACTGGAGATGGAACACCTGCAAATCCATTGGTGGCAATTGGTGGCGGTGGCGGTACTCCGCTTATCACTAAGGAGGAAGGCACTAACGTAAGCACTAACACAACTACATTAAACTTTACAGGCGCAGGGGTGACGGCATCACTGACATCGCCTGGAGTGGTTGAGGTAAATGTGCCAGGCGGCGGCGGCGCCGGTGTGACATCGGTGACAGGAACGGCTCCAATTGCATCAAGCGGCGGTGCTACTCCTGCAATCAGCATAAGCCAAGCATCAACCTCAACAGATGGCTATTTAAGTCAGACCGATTGGGATACCTTCAATGATAAGTTTGATGTGCCAACGGGATTGGTCACAGACTACCTTGACGGATTGGGAGCACCGACTCCATTTCCTGCCATTCCAACTGTAACTCCATCGGCATTGACAAAGACCGATGATACCAATGTGACAATAACACTTGGCGGAAGTCCAACAACATCACTTCTTGCAGCAACATCGCTGACAATGGGATGGAGTGGCACGCTTGCCGATGTACGTATTGCATCAGCTGCAACATGGAACGGAAAGCAGAACGCAATAACTACTGGCACTACATTGCAATACTTCAGAGGTGACTTATCACTTGACACCTTTCCAACTGCACTACCACCAAGCGGTGCGGCAGGCGGTGATTTGAGCGGCACGTATCCGAATCCTGAAGTGCACAAGATACATGGCATTGATATGCAGAGCGGCACACCTACTGCGGATGACTTGTGGATATATGGAGGTGCTCCTGCTAAGTGGCAGCATGGCAAGATTAAGACAATCAACTCAACCACCTTGATTGGCAATGGTAACATCACAACGGGTACTGTGACATCGGTTGCTGCATTGACATTGGGCACAAGTGGAACTGACTTAAGCAGCACTGTTGCAAATGGAACTACTACTCCAGTTATAACATTAGATGTACCAACTGCAAGTGCAGTCAACAGAGGCGCATTGAGTGCCGCTGACTGGAGTACATTTAATGCCAAGCAGAATGCCATCACATTAACCACAACGGGAACAAGTGGAGCGGCAACATTGACGGGTGCGACTTTAAACATTCCGCAGTATGCCACAATTGGCATCTACAAGAATACAACCGATGGAGCTGCATCAAGTGCCGCATTAAACACATTTAGTCAATCGGTGCTTGTACCAGCTAATTCGGTGGCACTTGGCAATGTGATTGAGTTTAAGCTAAGAGGTCGTAAGACTGGAGCACTTAATACGTACACCATTAGAATCTATGCTAACTCTGCAAACAACTTAACGGGTGCAGTTTTACTTGGTGTTTATTCGGGTGGTCAAGCAGGTGCGTTTGGGCAGCAGATGGTAAGAACGGGAGCGGTAAAAAACGCAACAACCAACACTGAGATGATGTCCGTTGCAGTTACCAATGTCGCTACTGACTTTCAAAATACCACATTCTCTGCAATAGCAGTAGATTGGACAACCGACAAGTACATTATCGGTGCAGTTCAGAATGCCAATGGAACAGACTCATCTTTAATCTCACTAATATCAATGACAATAATATGATAGACATAACTCTTGAAGGTGGCTTTGTGACCTTCTATTCATCTGTGATTGGTGCGGTTGCATCCAATGTGGAATTGTGCGAAGTGGTTGATGACAACTCCTTGCACTTAGGCACAAATGTGGGTGTGTTCCTAATCAACATCGAGCAGTTCACAATCAATGCAATTAAATTCTCGACCTCAGCTGAGGCAGTTACTTACATACTTAACAACTAACATCATGGCAGGAGTAAAAATTACAGACTTAGCAACAATCACAGAAGCGGCAACTGATGACTTGCTCTACATTGTGGACGTAAGCAACACAACCCAATCCCCTGAAGGCACATCTTCGCAGATTGAAGTGGGTAATATGTTTAGTAGTGGAACATATACACCAACTATTAGTGCTGAGGTAAATTTGACAGCATCACCTAACTCAGCAACATTTATCAAGGTGGGCAACATCGTGAGTGTATCGATTCAGTTGCAGATATTATTTGCGGCTGCTGAAAATTCAGGAGTCTTTGAATTATCACTTCCAGTTGCATCAAATTTCACAAGTGAAAAACAGCTAGTGGGATTGTTTCAATTTTCTTATAATGGTACAGAAGCCGAAATTGTTGCAGTTTCAATTGGTGCTCAAATAACAAACAACACTTGTCAAGTTGGACTTGAAGTTGTGACAGATGAGTTAATTATGGAATATCCAACATTGCAATTCCAATATGAAGTGCTCTGATAGCGGCATCCGACTCATACAGGAGTTCGAAGGCTTGCGCTTGACAAGTTACCTATGCAGCGCAGGAGTGCCGACAATCGGATACGGCGCAACCTACTACCATGACGGCAGCAAGGTGAAGCTCGGGCAGACCATAACCAAGGAGCAAGCGGTGCAGATGCTTAAGGATCACCTTAAGGAGTTTGAGGGCAGTGTGGTTGGATTGCTTAACGGCACACCAGTCAACGCTAATCAGTTTGATGCGCTTGTAAGTTTCTGCTATAACCTGGGCGCAGGCAACCTTGCTAAGTCGCAGCTGCTCAGATTTATCAAAGCCAACCCAAACGACCCAAAGATTGCAGCTGAGTTCCTTAAGTGGAACAGAGCAGGCGGCGAGGTTTCAACCGGACTTGTAAGAAGGCGCAAGAAAGAGGCGCAACTATATTTTGCAGCAGTTGTATAATAACTATTTGCTTAGGCATAAGACAGAGCCATTTGTCATGCTTGACGAGATGGACCTTACCTTTGAGCAGTTCATTGAGAAATTAAAATCATCATACGTTTTTAATCACATGTGGGGCAATGACAAGGAAACCAGTTAGCAAGTTCAAACAAGTGCTTGATATCATCATCAAGTACTGGAGACCGACAATTGGCTCATTGGTAATTCTCTCAAGTGTGTTTGCTTTAATCTTTAAGCAGATTGGCACAGAGACACTCGCAGCAATTGTGGCCGCAATGGTGGCCGCAGGATACATACCTAAATCAAACAGCAATGGATGACGGCAAAGACTCAGTACAAGTGATCACTACCCTCGATGAAGGGTGCGTGGTGGGTATTGGCTGCAAGGTCCATACGCATCATCATCGCATTGAGGTTAAGCCGCAAGTGATATATCAGTCAATGGAGAAATTCACTATCTTTGGCAAACAATATTGCACTAATCAATGGGGGCAAACTTTCGAGATTGCCGCCGATGATCCACTGCCAATACCACAGCCGATGCAAAAAATCTACGCAAGCGATACAATCACACCGACAACATCTGCATTCCTTGTTGCGCCAAAGCCAGAGCAGAAGATTATCATCAAGCCGCGCACTGAATTTGCCGTATATCAACCGACAATGGATGCTCCAATCATGGGCATGCTGTTGACTTTCACAATTTACCTCACGGCTCAATGGGCATGGAGCTCGATGTCAGCTTGGTCTAACCTTTGCAGCGAACTCAACCAATGTCTTCGCTCTTCATCTTAGAGAACAGCATAGATTTATTCTATGTGGTTACTGATGAGCATGGGCTTATTGTATCAAGCAATGAGTTGTTTAAAAATTTCTCAAGCCACATCAAGCCAAGCAATATCAGTGACATCATCAGCATTGAAGGTGATCAAGAAGACTTTATCAAGGCCGTACAATTGGCTCGATTGCATTCGCCTGAGCCATCAAGAGTCTATGCTCGCACTCGCCTTAAGAATACCATCGATAGGTACAACATCTGGAACTGCTTTGCTATTGAAGACACCTTGCACTTTGTTGGCATTCAGTTAGTCGATGTAACATCCATCAGCTCGCATGACTATGAGCGGCAGAAGTTGCTACTCGAGGAGTTCCGATTTATGCTGTCGCATGAGATTCGGCAACCACTCACCAACATATCTGGACTTGTGCAGTTGATGCTCAATCATCCGATGTCAAATGACAGCGAAAAGCGTGACCTCCTTAAGATGATTCATACATCAGTTGTAAAGCTCGATGATGCCATCAAGGTGCTAATTAAGAAAGCAGCTCGCGAGTTATGACAGACCTGGAAGCAGACAAGAGACTGGTTAAGGTTGCCGCTTGGTATGTGATTGAGCGTGGCATGCCGGTATGTGTTGCACTTCAAATCCTTCAAACTGAACTCAATGATAAAAGACTATTTTGGGAATCTTCGCAGCAACTTATTAAACTCATAAAAGATGGCATCTGTACGATATGAATTGATAATACTCGGGGCATTTATTGCCATCTTGTTAGTGCTAATAAAATGCAACTCCGACAATGTGATTGATGACTACACGCTTAAGCATACGATGTATGAGGACAGCATAGTAATTGCCTCACAGAGAAAGATAATCGCACAGAACAACTCTGATGCAGCAAAGCAAGCGCAACAGATTGCGGAGCTCGAAGTGAAAGTCAAAAACGCTGTTGAGGTGGTCAAGATTGAGACTAGGACAGTGATCAAAACGCAGATCAAGTTGGGTGATACGGTGATGGTAAAAGGTAAGCCATACATCCAACTGCCCAAGCCATTCCTTAAGACCACCGAATGGTACACAATTGGCGGCATGATTAACCGTCTCGGGTGGTTGCAGATTGATAGCTTAGTGATTCCTGCTAAGTTCACCTATGCTGTTGGCGATACTATGCGCACTGGCTTTGTGAACCGACTACTTAAGAAGAAGGACACAGTGGTCCGCATGAGAGTCGACAATCCCAATGTGCAAGTGGTGGGCCTTGAGAACATCTACATCAAGGAAGAGAAGAAGTGGCATCAAACAACCGCGTTTAAGGTAGGAGTTGGGATGCTTCTTGGCATAGGAATCTCGGCAGCTGCAAAATAATTGCGTTGATAGTCAGTGCATTAGGATAATTGCGTGTAAATTATTTTGTTAGTGCATTGTGGTATCAAAATAAGATTTACATTTGTCAACCAATCAGTCAGTCATTTACTCATTTAAATCATTCAATCATGTCAACAGCATCACACGCAATTGTAAATAAAGGTGAAAAATTTGGAATGCTTTTCGGAAGAATTGTAAAAACGGAAGAGATTTATTCTGCAATTTTTAAATCAATTAAAGAGAACAAAGCTCAAATAATAATTGATAATGAACATACTTTGGTTTATAAAATAAAATAATCAACTAATCTCGGGCGGCTAATCACCGCCCATAAACTTTAATCTTTTACTCATTCACTATGAACACTTTTTTCAAGTCACACGACAACACGCAGTTTTTTAACTACGATCATCTAAGCGGCATTATGTTAACAGTTGTACAGGACGGATGCCATCAAGGCTTCTTTAAGAGATGTGACAAATCATCATTGGTGCTTGTTCGCCAATATTCAAAGGAGATGCAACAAGGCTTGCACGAATCAGTCCGCACTTATCATCCATCAACAGAGCATGAGTTCAACTACGAGCTCCGCATTACTCAAGAATCATTCAATAAACTAAATAAACAATGGCTTTAAAAGCACCCTCAGGGAA